GACAATTTGAAAAAGATGTAAGAACAGGAAAAGTGCCTAATCCAAAAACAGGTTATACAAAAGGTAGTGGTGGTCGTGGTAAAGTTAAAGGAACACCTGAAAAACAGGACGTACCAAAATCGGACCCATAGTTAGAACAAGTAAAACCAGATGGAAAAATTGATAATCAAATAACAGGTAATGGTAATAATATAACCAATAATATTACTAATAATACATACATTACGGATTGGGAAGGACGTGGAACAAGTGAAACATTTATTGATCCAGCAACAAGAAAACCTGTAACCGTGACCCCACCTAAACCAACGCCGGCACCACCAGTTAAAGATCCGTCTAAACTTTCTAAATTAACTAATGTATTAAAATCAAAATGGTTATGGGCACTTGGAATAATTGGATTAACAGGTTACGCTTTTTACAAAATATTTCATAGAACAACACCTCCAGTATTTAATGAATGTTTAGCCGATTTAGTTAATAAAAATTTAGGTACTATAGTGGCAACAACTTCAGGTGATCCTGTGGTTGTTGTAAAACAATATCCTGGTTATCCTCAATTTGATAGTTTAGGTGGTTTATGGTTTTTCCAAACAGGTAGAGTAATGACTGCGGATAAAGGAAATACAAAAAGAGGTAATTTTACATGTACAGGTGGTGGGATAGATATTAAATGGGATGGTGAAGGTGCAAATCCAAATCCAAACCCACAACCAAATCCAAACCCACAACCTAATCCTAACCCACAACCTAATCCTGACACTACAACAACTAATACTGAAACTCAACCTACAGATACCACAGCACCAACACCAACTAATACAGAAAATCCACAAACAACAACACCTGATAATAGTGCCGCAGCACAAACAAATGCAGGTCTTGCGGACATGATTAAGACAAGTGACAATAAACCTCAAGAAAAAACACCTGAGATTGAAGAGATGATAAATCAGGGTAAAGAAATATACACTAAATTATATAATAACTACAAAACTAAAGGAAGACCAAAACCATTCATTAAACAAGATGGTGATTTATTGAAATACAAAGGTGAAAAATTACCTGGTAATCAATTGAACCCTTTAAACCAATATATAAAGAGTTTAGGTTATTCATACATGAAACAGAAAGATAAAGAATATGTTCCATTAGAAGATGATGTAAAATATGTATGGAAAAAAAATCCACAACCTCAGGCACAAGAACCACAACAGGCTCAATAACCTGAACAATTAAGTGAAGATTTTATAAAAAATATTGTAGGAAAACACCTCCGTTCCAAATTATAAAGATATTTATTTACAGAGTTTGGCGGTTTGGTCGCCGTTAAATGATAAACTCTAAAACGAAAAGGAGGTATTCTAAATCTCGACAAAGGGTCTTCGGACCTTTTGTTGTTTATATACGTTTCTAAATAAAAAATCCCTCATTTAGAGGGATTCAATTTAAAAAATAATTTTGTTTTCAGATTCCAATTCGTAATATGGTTTGTAAATAAATCCTTCAGGATTATCTGCTTTTAATTTAACCATTAATGTTCCATCATCTTCTTTTTTTAATCCAATAATACCAAATCCATCACAAACAACATCGTTGTTTACTTCACCGGGTAATATTTTGATAAAATCAGTTCCACAAATTGAAAATGTAGATTCTACATTAGCATTTGTCCATTCTTTAAATTCTCTTGAATAAGGCATATTGTTTTGTTTATTATAAATATATAAAAAACCCCTACATTTCTGTAAGGGTTCCTGAGTGGCAAACAAAATTGATAAAATTTCATCCCATATGTCAAATATGAATTGATTTCGGATAAAACTAATAATGTGATTCCTGATAAACATATTAGTAGAAATGGTCATAAGGAATTGGCTAAAGATTTAATGAGAGAAATAGAAAAACAAATCTTTTAGATTAATTTTTAGTTAATCTACCTAATTTCCATCCAGTTGGGATTATTCCCATCATTTTTATTTTTTTATTTTTAATACCATTATTAATCCATTGAGATCCATATTGTGAATTTGATTCACCTCTACCTTGTCCCTTTTTTGATAATTTCATTTTTTCAATTGTTTCAGGTTTATGTTTTTTGCCTTCCCAAGAATAATATTCTTGTATTGTTTTCATTTCACCCATTTGATACCTTTTTTTATTTGCATTAGATATTTGTGTAGAACGTTTTTTTCGATATTCTTCATCTGTTTTTAATCTTTCACTATGTTTTAATCCGGCGGCTTGGGAGCACTTAAATTGATGTTCTTTATTAACAAATTTACCTCCTCCCAACCCACCGAATTTTAAGTTGTAACAATTAGGATTATTTACATGATTTTCGGTAATGATTTCTCTTTCCCTTTCAATTAGTTTATCTCTGGTATCACACCATTCTAAAATTTCAATTTTAAAATTATCGGCACCATACTTTCTAATTGCGTGTCTTAAATGAGTTCCACTACCAAGATATCCATCTTTTAAATTACTGGTTGAATGCATACCAATATAAAACTTATTATTAAGTAGATTGGTCGTTTTATAAATAAAATGAAATTTTTTTAACTTGATTGAGTTCGACATACTAATAAATATGTCGAAAACTCAAAAAAGTTGAAGTGTGGAGATGATGGGAGTTGAACCCATGTCTTGTTCGTTAAATCGTAGATGGACTACACGTTTATTCAATTATTCACAACTGACAAATATTCGGTTCTTATTTTTCCATCATTACCGATAACTGTGGGAGTTTCACTTAAGGTAGTTACTCTAACAGGACCTTTAACACTCTTTGGGTGGTATTACACCGTGAGGACTTCTGTTCCAAGGTTACATGTCCGCCGACCCGTTTGTAGGTGTTACTCTTAGGCTACAGCTACAGTAGAAGTTGCGATTAAACCACAAGCTTCCATAACGTTATAAACGTTGTCATTTGTTTTTCACCACCGTGGATTTAAGTCATAGATGATATCTGACTACGTGCCCATTTACCATATAATCGCCAATCAATGCCTGGCATCCCCATATAGTAATACAAAGATAGATAAAAAAAGGGTTAAAAACAAATTTAACCCTTAATAATCTATCGTTAAGAAAAAAATTACTTATCTTTCTTAGTAGCTTTTGTAGTTTTAGGTAACTTATCTGTTACTTTCTTAACTTTAGCCTTAACTTCAGCAACTTTCTCAGTTACTTCAGCTTTTACTTCCTTTACTTCCTCAACTACAGCAGTTTCAAGTTGTGTTAATTCAGCCGCCTTTTCTGCGATTGACCCACCACCCAATAAACTTTTAATTAATTCAATAATTTTTTTCATAAAATATCTGTTTTATATAAATATATGGAAAATTAAGAAATTTCTAAAGGGAGTTTTTTATCAAATAACGCCTCAAAGAATAATTTATTTTTTTCCCATTGTTTATTCGTAATACCAATTGATTTATGTGTAACTCCAAATTTCGTTGTGACACCTATTTTAACACCTTCTAAAAAGTTCTCAACACAAAATGAAATATCATAAAAATGGAATCCTTTAAATTCTTCATTAAATTCCTTCTTTATACGTTGTTTATGGACCATAAAAAATAAACCATCCACAATTACAACATTTTTAAGTTTCTCGTTAAATACACCCTTAGAATAATGATTAACGTGTCTTTTACCTTCATGTATATGACCAACAACTCCAAACATATTTTCACGATTTTGCCACCACATACCACTCGTTAATTTATCTGTTCCCGCAATACCAACAATACCATAGTTTGTATTGATAGAATGACTACTCATCATCTTTACAATCTTAGGTGTCATATTAGGGGTTTCCATAATAAGGTCATCATGCATGAAAACAACGATGTCATTAACACTTTCTTTTAACCCTTTGTTATAGACTTGAGTTAAAGACATTTGACCGTCATTTTCATACATCAATATTTCAGTGTCGGGTTGAGAGAACATTTTTCTAACATGTTCTTTATAACCCTCATCAATCTTTCTTGTAGATATTACTACACTTACACTTTCTTTATTCTTCGACATAATTTGCTCTTATATTACCGTTAATTTCGACTAAGTCGATAACGATTGGTTTATTTATTGGTTCATATCCTGCAGTACAAATAGATGCGTTTACAAACAAAGTATCTTTACCATATTCAATACCATATCCTTCATGAATGTGACCAAACACATTTACTAATGGTTTAATTTCACCAATTCTATTTGTTAATAATTCACACCCCACATTTGTATTGGGTTGTCTCCAATTATTAACTAAATCTCTATAACCATTAGGTGGTCCATGTGTAATTAATACATCGGTATCTTCAGGAATTAAATTCCATTTTTCTTGTAATTCTGTTCCTAATCTTGGTAAATTAAATGCCCAATCCCAAAACCAAGGTTGCCAAGGTGTACCATAAAATTTGATAG